CATCTCGACCGAGGCTTTGTCATCGCGGACCATCTTGCGATGCTGCCCGCGCTGCCGCGGGGAGAGTTTTGTCGACACCGCGATGCTGTCCACGAGGTCGCTGTCGTCCGTCGGCGCGCCTCCTCGCATTTTTTCCGCCAGCGGCTCGGCCGACGTCCGCAGTGCGCGGCGGAGCGCACCCTTGCCCGCCGCCTTCGTCAGCTTCTCAAGCTCACGATCCAGCTCCGCAAAGCCCTCCAGCTTCATGGTCACGCTCATTGCGCGCTCCTCGTTGTACAGCTGATTTCCAACCACCGCCGCCGACCCTGCACCTCGCGCGGGCCGCCGGTAATCTCGTAAGTGGTGCCGTCGCATTGGAGGCGGTCACGGACGCCGATCCCGGCCACGAAACTGCTCCATCGGAACACGAACCGCACCGTGACGGTGGCGCCCACCGTAGACGCACGCCACGTTTCCGCATCGCTCGCATCAGCTTTGCGCGCGCGCAGCGCAGGTCCTTCCGGCAACCAGGCCTCCGACTCGGACATCCCCTTGTCGACGATGTAGCTGCGGAAGAGCTGCACCCGTCGATCGAGGCCCCCGTGTTTCGGCACCGACATCAGAACGCCTCGCGAGGTCGGAGATACCGCTTTTGACGGATGAGCCGCCATGCCGCTTGCGGTATGTCGCCCGTCTCGCCACCCTCAATTGCCAGGTCTCGCTCGAAGAACGTTTTGGCGACCAGCTTGACCGCCTCCAGCAGAACCGGATCCACCTCTTCGACCAATGCGCCGACAGTCGCGGCAACACGAACCGCTTTCACGTCCGACCCGACGGGATCGATCATGATCAGGCGCGGCTCCTGGGCGGGGTTGGCAACGGCATAGCCCGTGCCGGGAACCTCGTCCCACGTGATCCAGTCTGCCGTCGTTTCGACCTTGGTGACGGCCTGGACAGAGACGACCGGGAACCACCAGCACGACCACTGGCATCGTTCGACGATGAATGCGACGTCGCGCTGCCCGATCGGCCGTGCGGCAGCTGTCTCGACCATGTCGGTCGCCGAGCGGATATGTGCCGTCATCGTCGAGACGTGGTCGGCATCGGGCACGTCCAATCCGATCTCACCGAGCAGAGCTGCAGCAGAGATCGGGATCCCCGGGCGCGCGCCGATCAGTTGCATGATGGATCAGCCCTTCGTACCCTGCGACGGCAGCGCCGGCGAAGCCTTGGAGGTGGTCGCGCCGCCGTCGCTCTTGCCCGCCCCGTCATTCTTCTTCGCCGTGCTTTCGCCTGAACCCGACTGGTCTGTGGGCGTTCCGCCTGTCTTGCCCGTGCCCTGTCCCGCGGGTTCCGCCGGCACACCATCGGCTTCAGGCTTGTAGCGCTCGGCGATGCCGTGAGCTTCGAGATTGGTGGCGGTGGTTCCGTCGAAACCGGCGATCTCGCCCTTGTTGTAGAGGCCGTGCGATTTGCGCAGGCGCATGATGACCTTTTCCATGAAATGTTCTCCGTATGGATGATGAAGGGAAAGAGATCAGGCCGCCGAATGCGGCCTGTCCTCAGCGATCAGAGGGTCCAGTCCACGCCACGAGCGGAGGCGAGCGCCAGGTCATGGCGCGGCGCCAGGTCATGTTCGGAGATCGCGCGCATCAGCGTTTCATCGCGCTGAAACGCGTTCTGCTGCGTTCCACCATCGTCGATGTAGCCGGCCTCGGTGGACGTCGCGATCGTGATCTCCATCGTGTCCCCGATCATCACCTGGTTGAAGTCGCCGAACACAATCTCGCCCTCGTTACCTTCGACCCCGAGATTGGTCGGGGACTGCGACGTGGTCAGGATGGTGTAGCCCAGGAGCGTTCCGTTGATCTCGATCGAGGGGAACATTCGCGCGCCGCCGACCGGTTCGCGAAGAGCCGCGAGGAAGTGCTTCACGCTCGGGTGCATGATCCAGCCACAGCTGATCATACCGACATTCGCACTCTCCACCCGGCTGATCATGCCGCGCAGGGCGCGTTCGACCACGTCCGCGCCATTGGCGACCGCTCCCAGCTGGTTCGCCGCCGGAACCCAGTTCACCACGCCGCGCGGCGTGTCAGCGCCACCGGCGCCCCGCATGAAGGCCAGGTCACGGCGCAGCGACATCACGTCGAGCATGTCATCCCGGACAAGCTGAGCCATGGGGACCGACGAATGCCGCAGAAGCGAGTTCGAGACCGGCACCAGTGCGGTCAGCTTCTTGAACGTCATGTCGACATTGTCGAAGCCGGGCTGGCTGACGGGAATATTCTGCAGCTCGGCAGTGTAGCTGGCACTTGCCGAACTGTTCTGCCGGGCATGACGCAGTTCTCCGGCCGGCATCGGGATCATCCGGGCACCGGCCCGCATCACGGCCACGCGCGGGCGCAGCATCTCGATCAGTTCGCTGGACTGCGCCTGCGGGATGGTGATGCCTCCGGCCGCATCGTCGGAACGGCGCAGCGCGGCCGACAAGCCGCTATGGCCGCCCGCATCGAGCCGGTCAGCGGCCCGGGTCGCATCGCCACGCGCGGCGGCCATGGCCTGGAAGATCAGGGCAGCGCCCACTCCGCGCATCGCCGGATCGGCCGCTTGCGCCGGAGCAGGATCGGCGGAATTGCCGCGCGTCGCGCCATCGTCACCGGTGGCAACCGCGGCCTGCGCACGCTCGTTGGCCTCTGCCCGGGCAATGGCCCGTTCGGCCTTATCGAAATCCGACTGAGCGGTGCTGAAGGCGGTCTCGGCTTCCGTCATCGCGTCGGCGTCGATTTCACCGTCGGCCGCTTCCAGTGCTGCAATGGTATCCGCAGCCTTTTGCATGGCCTCGGCCGCGGCTTTGCGGTCGCGGCGCAGATCGTTGATATCCTTCGGCATCGTTCTCTCCTGTGGTGGATACCTGCCACGCTCGCGCGCAGCCAAACGACCCCGCCGCGATTGGCAGGGCATCGGGTCGCCGCGCAGTGTGCGCGGCAATGTCGTAGATGTCAGAAACTGGCGCGCGCCTGTGCGGCCCGGGCCTGCGCGACGACCGCCTGCGCGCGACGGCGGCGCGGCGACGTTGTCCCGGTCGTGCCGGATCCGTAAAGGTCGATGATCCGGGCATCGAAGGCGGCCCGGGTTTCAATCTGATCAGCCAAACCCCGCGCCACGGCGTCCTCGGGTTCGTGCATCGCACCACCCCAAGCCGGGTCGCCGTTGACGCTCAACCGGTCAGGCAGGTCCGAGAGCGGGATACCCCGGCCAGCGGCGACCACGGCGTGAAACCGCGCCTCGCTTTCGTCGAGCGAGCGCTTCCACTCCGCGCGCCCCTCTTCCGTCGAGGCGTCCGGCCGCTTTGCCATCGCGTGGCTTGAGACCAGCTCGAACATCTGGACGCCCCAGCTCTGCCCGGGCTGTACGAAGGACTCCGTCAGCACCGCGCAGCCGATCGACCCTACCATCGAGCCGGGCGTCACGGACAATTCCGTTGCCTGCGATGCCAGAGCGTAGGCCGCCGAGGCAGCGAGCGGATGTGCGACGGCGTGAACAGGTTTCGCAGACGCCGCTCCGGCGATCGCCTGGACCGCCCCGTCGAGACCCAGCACCAGGCCGCCCGGCGAGTCGATGATCAACACGATCGCCGCCACGTCCTCGTGCGCGACGAGGTCCGACATTGTCTCTTCTAGTCCGCGATAGGTGGTCCAGCCGAGATAGCGTTCCAGCAACTCGGAGTTCGGCGTCAACAGGCCGGTGATCGGCACGTACGCGATCCGGCGCGAGATCATGTAGCGCTCGCCTCGATCCATCGCCATGACGGCCTGCACGTTGGCTACCGGCCACGCCGAGTTGAGAAGCCCGCGGCCCATCTGGTCGCTGAGAGCCACCAACTGGCCCGACATCCGGGCCCCGATCGTGTCAGGTATCATCGTCGTCGTCCTCGCTGCTGGCGCTGTCGTCGCGCGTCATGTTGGGAGCCGGGTTCAGTCGATCACCGCCAGGCAACGGGGCCATACCCTCGATCCGGCGTCCTTCGTTCGGCACCATGAACGGGCCACCGATGGCTTTGGCCAAAGCCTCGTAACGATCTTTCGTGGTCGGTCGCAGAAGCGCGTCGAAGTCGTGGCGCAGAAACAAGCCCCGTCGCCGCTCGTCCTCGGTCAGGAGCGACAGGTTCATCTGCCCCTCCATCAGCCCTGCCCAGTGCATGAGGCAGTCGGTCAGGTAGTCGATCGCCTGCTGCTCGCCGTTGGCCTTCACGCCGTTCTCGAGCATCTGCAATTTCGACGGGGGGACGCGATAGAGCTGCGCGATCTGCTCGCGGTCGAACTTCCGGCTTTCGAGAAGCTGCTGGTCGGCGGCCGACAGATCGAGCTTCTTGATGTCCTCGCCGAGGGACAGGATCGGCCATTCGGATGAATCGGGATCCTGCAGGGATTGGCGTACCCGGGTTCCCTTGCGTCCCCGATCCTCATCCGCCTCGTAATCGTCATTCAGGATAATGGCGCCCTTCGTCGTGCCACCGGCGGCGGTACGCGCCGCCGCTTCCTGCCCGGCCAGCGCGAGGCCCATGCTTTCGCCCGCCACCTCGATCGGCGAGCGGCCCGTCCATCCATCCTCGGCCATGTACCGCATGTGCATCATCGACCGGACCGGCACCCGGCGCTGAACCCCTGCCCCGTCCTCGAACTCGTAAAACCGATCCCGGCCGGACCGAAGCACTCCGCAGAGATCCGGGTGGATCAGGTCGATCAGCTGCATCTCACCGGCGCCGTCTCGCGGGGTGTAGGCATAGGACCGCCCGCGCAGGCAGAAGGCATAGGCAATGGCAAAGCGGGCGGTCGCAGCGGGGACACCGGGCGACGCCTCGACATTCATCAGGTACGGCACCGCGTGGTCGCGGACCCGCACTTCCGTCCCGTTCGTCTGCCGCTGGTAGAGCTTCAGGGGCACCTTGGCCGTGTCGCCCGCGATCACGCTGCAGATCGCCACGACCGTGGCATGACGCTGCGCCGCCAGGGCGGAGACGGGCGGCAGGCCGCGCAGACGGCTCCGGCCGTGCCAGCCCCCGGCTGTGGTTGTAAGCCACCCTTGCGGATCGCGGGTTCCGCTTGAAAGGGTCGCACTGGCGCTGACGACAGGCTCACGGCGCTGGTGAACGGCCCGGCGGCCGACGATCTTTTCGATGATGCTCATGCCGTGACCGTTTCCCATGTCCGCTTGCGTCCCTCGTTGGCCTCCGCGCGGCCCACGGCCATGATCGCGGCCACCGCGCAGTCGATCCGGCCCGAGGACTTCTTCTTGTTCGGCTTGATATTCTCGGAGGCATCCTCGTCGCGAAACACGTTGCCGACGTTCCAGGCGAGCACCGGATTGCCGCCGTGGCGCAGCTCGTTGCGGGCGACCTTTTCCTCGAACCGCTTCATCGGGTTCGACATGCTGGCATAGCCCTGCCTGTGCTCGATCATCGGGAAGCGGCGCTGCTCGAGGCGCTTCGCCAGGTACTTCATGCCCCACGGGTCATAGGCGACCTCCTGGACGTCGAAGAACCCGCGGATCGCCTCGAGGCGCTCGCACACGGCGTCCTCGTCAATCGTTCCGCCCGGATGTACTTCCAGCCACCCGGCATCGCGCCAGCCGATATACTCTTTCTTCTCGTTCTGCGCCCGGTGGATGAAGCCCTTTGGGCCGCTCGGCATGAAGGCGTAGCAGATCAAGTTGGTGATCCGCTCTTCCGGTACCGCGACTACAATCGAGGTCAGGTCCACCTTGGACGAGAGATCGAGGGCCACCCAGGCGCGCTTTCCGCGCAGGCGCTCCATCTCGATCGGCGCGACGGCGAGGCCCTTGTCCCAGACGTCACGCGCGATCCAGCTTTGTGTGCCCTCGGTCCAGAGATTGAGATGGAAACGCCGGAACGCGGGCATCTGCGCCGAGATCGCTTGCGCGCGCTTCACCGCGTGGCGCATTTCCGAGGCCGGTTTCGAGACGTCGAGGTTCGGATTGCCCATGGCCCAGGCGACCGGGTCCTCCGGATCGCAGTCCTCCGGCGGCTCGGCTACGTACGCGAACATCCGGTCATCGGTGATGTCCCCCCGCAGGACCGATTCAGAGTAGGTCCGCAGATCACCGCAAAGGGAGCTTCGGTCGGTCCCGGCGGTCGTGATGACCCAGTCGATCGGCTGACTGCGCGCGATCATCGATTCGACCACGGTCTCGGCCAGTTCGCGGTCGGTCCAGCGGTGCATCTCGTCCCGCGCCACGAAATGCGGGTTGATCCCGTCTGCCGAGTTGCCGTCGCGGCTCAGGCACTTGATCTCGCCCTGTGTCTTTCGCGACTCGATGCTGTCGCGCCAGACGGTCAGCAGCTGAGACAACGCCGGCGACTTTTGCACCATGCGCTTCACTTCCTTGAAGAGGAGGCCCGCCTGGTCGCGTGTCGTCGCGGTGCAGAACCCCTGCGGCGCGCCCTCGCCGTCGAAGAGCTGGGTGAAGAGCATCGGCACGGCGGTGTCGGTCGTCTTGCCGTTCTTCTTGCCCACCTGGTTGTAGGTGTACTTGAACCGGCGCAGGTTCGTTTCCTGCCACTTCCACCCAAAGACGCTGCCGTGCCGGAACATCTGCCACGGTTCGAGCTGGAACGACGCGCCGGCATACTTGCCGGTCGTATGCTTCAGCATCCCCGCGAACCGGATGATCATGTCAGCCGCCTCGCAGTCGAACACGAGACCACGCTCATGGCCGGTCTCCAAGTCCAGCAGGTGGCGCTCGCAGGCCATCCGGACGAGGTCTCCGGCAATGACATCCCCTTCCACCACGCTGCTGGCGTAGACGGAGACCGGGTGGTCAAGCGGATGCTGCGCCATGGCCCTTCAGCTGCCCGAGAATGTCTTCGAACAGGTTGCCTTGGTTGCCCGAACTCATGCGCAACTCGTCCACCGGCGACAGGCCGAAAAGCGCGCTGTCGCGGCGCATGGCGTTCATCGCTTCCTGCTGTTGGCCCCAGGCGGCGGTCTTCTTCTGCTGGGCGCCGTTGCGGGTCTCGACCGTGTACCACATGCCCTCCATGGCGATGCAGGCCGTGGCCGCGACGAAGTTGGCGACGCTCTCGCAGTAGCTGGCCAGCTGGTAGGTGTGCAGCGGCTCCAGCCGCTCGCGGATGACCAGGTACGGGGCGAGTTCGTCCCAGACGCGTCGCGCCTCGTCGGACATGAACTCGGGTGCGGCGGGCACGGGACGCGTCATGTCCTCGCGCATCGGCACCACGTTCTTCATCTGAGGCTTGGCGCCCTTCATGTCCTAAGCCCCTCCTGATGTGGCTTTTTTCTCCAATTCGCCGCGCACGAAAAAAGAGGTACTCCCGCCGGTTAACGCGGTGCGCCTCAGATTTCCGACCCACCCCCGGTCTGTCCGTGCCAGACCTCGCCAGCCGTCTTTCGCGCGTGGCAGGCATGGCAGAGCGGCTGCCAGTTCGAGGTTTTCCAGAACAGGGTCCGATCCCCGCGATGCGGCTCGATGTGATCGACGTCCGTTGCCGCGACCGTCAGCCCCAACTCGGCGCAGTGACGGCAAAGAGGGTGGCGGGCGAGGTACGCTTCCCGCGCCTTTCGCCACTTCCGGTCGTAGAGCTTTGAGCCCTTCCGTGCGATCGCGCTGCCCTTGGCCTCTTGGCTCGATACCTTTCGCCGCGCCGCGCGCTCGACCGTACAGTCGGGACAGAGATGCCCCTCGACGGCGACCTCGTCGCAGCCGGGTGCTGAGCAGAGTTTCATGCGGGATGGACTACCTGAACGACAAGAGCGCCCAAGGCGGGTGCCGCCGGGCGCTCTTGTGGATGATGCAGATAGAGATGCAGTCCGTTTAACAAACGGTCAAGCCCCTTTCTTACATCTCACCGATGAAGCGGGTACAGAAGCGTCGCTGACGAGGCCTGGGACCCTGCATCCGTTCGAGTGCCTGAGATAGCGACACGGAAAGCTTCGCCACGTTCCGACCCGCTGACCAGCCGTGCGCCTTCAAGACATCGGCAACCGACGCATCCTCCAGGCAGACCATGTCCACCAGCCGCCGATCCGTGATCGGGGCAGCGCCGACACCGCCGCGCCGCGATGGCCTGACCTTGCGCAGCGCGACACCGTCTCCGACCCGTTTGCGCAGCCGGGCCAGCTTCTCCCGATCGGCAAGCACGGCATCGATGAAGCTGCCGCCGCCGGAACTGCCACCACGCTGGGCCGTCGCTTCAAGGGACGAACACTGGACGCCCGCAGTCGCATGCCGCTCGTAGAGGGAACGGTAGTCCCGGCCCATGGCCACCTGCCCCGGTGTCAGGATCGGATCGGATGACTTGGCAGTAGCGGCCCGCGCCATGCGATCGAAGACGTCGGACCGGCGAGCACCCGTCCGCCCGTGCCACATGGCCGATTGCGTATGCTGCGTTCCATCCGCCTTCGTGACGCACTCATCGGCGATCCACGTCTCCACCGGGCCACGTGCCGGAGCCACCTGCACGATCTCCGGACCGCATGCTTCGGGCACGACCGACGAGGATCGCAATCTCGCCAACCGCTCCGCCTCGGACGACAGGCGTGATCGGGCCGCGTCGGTCCTGGCCATGCGCTCATGCGCCTCCACGCGGGCGACACCGGCGCGGTCCACCATGATGATCTCAGGCATCGGCGCGCACTTCTTCCCCGTTTGCCACCAAGGCTTCCGCGTGGCGCAGCTGGTCGTAGTAGGCTGCGATCATCTCGGGATCGCCGGGATACGGTCTCCCCGCCTCGATGCGCCGCGTCGCAGCCGCGCGTGCGCCGCGCGCCTCGATCGACTGCGCGCGCAGCAGCTTGTC